TGACGATTCTTTGTGTCTTGCCTACGAAGTTCTGGAAGTGGAATAGTTTCTGCCAACATAGAACTATCAGCATACCTTTGAGAGAACTCTTGATATGTGAATGATCTATGGCGAAGAATTTGTGCAGCAATTCCCCTTGTAGTTTCAATCTCAAGAGTCATTGTTGCTTGCTCAAACACAGACCAATGCCCATGCTTGATACAATATGATAAAAGACCTGCAACATTTGGATTAGTTTGGTTCTTAGGGTTGCTCACACGAGCAACATATCCCATAATCTTTTCTGCGTCAGGTGTAACTGTTACCAGTTTTACACTATTCATTCTTTGAACCTCTAAGCAAATGTGCCATCAATAAAATACCTAAGGATTTTAGGTAACCTATCTTAGCAAGACCGAACAGCGATGTCAAGATAGAATTCCATAACAAAAAGAAAACAACAGGAGCAATAAGGAGATGCCAAAAGAGTTTAGCAGTTATTTCTGCTGCATCTTTTTGTCTCGCAAGTTGCTCTTGCTGTTCTGTAATCTCCCGTTCTTCCTCTTCAACCGATCGGTTATCAAGGTAAACAGTCATTTTGTTTTGGTCGGTTTTTTCTTGCTTGGGTCTTGCCATAATTTAGGATTCATTCTACCATCAGATTGGACCCAACCAATAAAATCTTTTTTGTATAGGTCCCAATAGTAATCAAACATCTCTACTTGTTTATTAGAGATTGTAAGATCATATGTTTCTTTCCCATCTACAGTATACGTCACAAGGTAACAAGTATATGGTAGTGTCTTGTCACTTGCGTCTTCTTTAGAGCAGTTCTGTTTGAGTACCCTCAAGATCTACCGCCCCATACAATATTAGGAAATGCTTCCTTTACTACTGTAAAGGTAATGCGATACTTTTTAGTAAGATTGTGGTCCTTGATCAAACAAAGAAGTTCTGCTTCAGTCTCATGCAGTCCTTCTAGAAGTTGAATGAACATAGTCTCACGTTTTAGTGAAGACAGTTTATCTGCTCCACCCTTACAGAAACGATAGAGTCCTCTATATTCTGACTCAAGTCTGGTGTGATCAGTACCAGCAGGGGCATCGTTCGCTTTGTAAGGAACAAACCCCTCTGGAATCATACTGACCACAGAGTTATCGTAATTCCAAATCAAAAGTTGGCGCAGAGCAACAGATTCATACTGCCTAAGTAGAATGATCTTTTCCCTTTTTGTTTTAGCGTTGTGAACCTTTTGCAGGACTTCGCTAATCAGCAGTCTGCTACTGCTATTCGCCATCATTGTTTTTGCCATAATTTACCTCAATTACTCATCGTCATCTTCATCAATGTCTTCTGGTTCATCCAAGAAATCATTGTCTCTAGTTATGTATATGAGCTCATCCCGTAGGATATTCCCGTCATCATCTAGCATTTCTGGATGTATAATTGCTTTAGCATAGGCTGCATTGTCAACGTACGCATCGATGTGTGGTTTGATACTCCAGGTTACAAATGAACCTAGAATAAATGCACCAATAACCACTAAAACAACTAGTGCTACTAACATGGGTTCCTCTCCTTACTACCTAAAAAAATTTCTGGAACCACCAACCTCCAATTGGATATACTATGAGTATTTAGATCAGTTTTTGCTCTCTGAGATACTGTACTGTCTCAGTGCATCCACCGATATTCTTACCATCCATAACCACTTGGGGAAATGTAGATCCATTTCCAAATTGCTTGTAAAAATCTTCTCGTTGAAAATTTACGTTGAGGATATACTCATTGTAATTCAAACCTTTACCTGAGAGAACTTGCTTTACCTTTGTACAAAAGGGGCACCCAGGACGTGTGTAAACTGCAAAATTCATAAGTATGAGAAATAAAAAAAGGGCACCCGAAGGTGCCCCCAGTTACATTGGAGATCAGAAGCTGTACTTCAAACCCAATTTAGCACCGTATCCACGGTCGAGGTCAGCATCACCTGAACCCACGAACGAGACTTCGCCATAGGCACCCAGAGCATCGCTCAAGGAGACACCCACGCCTGCCTTACCAGAAGGAACAGTTTCGGTTTCGCCACCGTCAGGGGTGACCAGAGTAGCGCCGCCCTGGACGTAGTACGAAGCAGACTCACCAAGAGCACCTTCGTAGCCCAGGTGCAGGTCTGTTCCAAGGCCGTTGTACTCCGATCCCGTCCAACCAGCATTGGTTTCTACGTTGACGTAGGGACCAGCGAATGCGGCACCAGCAGAGACGGACAGAGCAGCGGCGGCTGCGAATACAGATTTGATCATTGAAAATTACCTTTAGTTACTTGCGGAATGGATACCCGCAGATGAATAGAGACCCGACAGTCTCGTGTTGTAAAACGTAACAATTGTGTTACGTCCTAATATGTATAAGGGTTTTATCCCTCAACTTGGTTAGTATAGGACGGATCGCCGTCCCTGTCAAGTGCCTTCACAATTTATTCAGTTCATCAATGACTGAATGAAATTTCTTTCTGGGTTTTGGTTTTGGTTTGTGAGGAACCATTGCTTGTACTGCTTTCTTCAAAGCATATTCTATCTTGAGTTGATTCATATCCCTTTCAATGGGATTGCCAAGAGCATCTATCAATGCAGCATCTTGGTCTGCGTAGAATGTATCTAAGACAACATCATCATCAAACATCTCACGGAGATGTTCTGGAAGCATGTCCTTATCAATTTGAATATCCATTGATTATTCAGGGGAATGGAGTGAAGGACTCGTCATAACCAACAGCATTATTTGTTGTTGACCAGACTAAATTGCCAACTGAAGCACGACCCTTACGAGTGGAGAAGATCTTGACCTTCGCACTAGTGGTGCCACCAGTAGCAGAGTTAGTATAGGACACATCCCACGTATCGTCAACCGAATAACCGTTACCATAGTTTATGATCTGTTTTACTGCCCAGTCAGTAGCGATAGTATAGTTGGTTCCATCGTACCTATTCCTAGGAATGATGCCAATCTGTACTTGCATACCCTTAGAAGAGTCTGTAGCATTGAATAAGATCTCTGTGCCTACATCAGACTGCTGCCATACACTACTATCATCTTTGAATCCTTCAATAAAATCATTAGTATATCCTCGTGTACCTGTAATTACAAGATTGCCATTACTATCAAAAGCGGAAAATACATTTTGACCTGATGCACCAACCTGTTCGCATGTTAGACGACCATTCTCGTCAGACCCACCACCATCATACAAAACAATATACGAATCATTCTGGAAAGACCCAGGGTTCTGCACGAGATATCCTCCTGCATTATCTACTAGGTTCATTGTATAAGTTCCAGATAGTAGATCTTTTTTGACAGTTCTAGATCCAGATTCTTTATTAGTATCCCGAACAAGAGTGACATCCTCATCTCCAGACCAAGTAACGCTTGATAGGGCAAGTCCTTCTGTATTTGGATTGTCATCATATCTTAGACCAAGTTCTACCTCTGCAACTGTACCACAAGTAAACGTTACACCCTCACCTGCTGAACTAGACTCTAGGGTTGTAAGTTTTAGTTGTGCATTACAGTCGTTTGCATCACCATCTTTGAAACAAATTTCAGTATTGTTATTTTCGATAGTAAAACCAGCAGAGTTTGCATTAGATAATGATATCTGATAAGTTCCTTGTGCCACTCTTCTAGTTTCTCTAGCAGATCCTGAAGAGGTTGAAGTATCCTGAGTAAAAGAAATGTTTAGAGCACTGTACGCTACTGTACCTAAAGCAGTACCATAAGTATCTGGATTGTCATCATATTCAAAATCAAACTGTACTCTACATTGTCCTGTGACAATTATATTTCCATTACTATCGAAGGTTGCACCACCAGGTATATTAGATTCAACTATACCTATATCACATGGTATTTGACCTGTGACGATAGAAAAATCTCCTTGATATATTTCAACAGAACATGCTGCAGGCGAATCTTTCCAGAGTGATTGTGGAGTTCCTATTGCATAGTTTTCCATGAACACAGTAATGTCATATTCCCCTGCGTCAAGATCTATACTAACAACATCATATTCATCTCCAGAATAACTAGCACTACCCTGTGCTTCAGTAACTAAATCGATAGTAGGTTTATCTGGATCGATATAATCTAAAAATATCTCACCACGTTTGAAAAACTTATACCTAATTTTGTATGTGTCAGTATCAGGAATAATAATCGGTGATGTAAAGAATGCTGCGTCACCAACCTCTCTAGTCTTACCTTCAAAACTACAGATACCTTGAGAGATCCATGCAGATTTTTGACTAAACTCTTCAGGAAAAGATTCATGACTTACCTGATAAGTTCTAGGAAAGGAACGCACCTGACGATAAACAACGTTGCCATCGGTATCAGTGTATGGATCTAATACCTGATCACCCCATGGTTCTTCACAATAGCTGCCTGGTTGAAAAACTTCTCTGTCTCCCTCAGGTTTTTCAGAATCATCCTTTGCTACATCAATTAGGCTTCCATATAATTCAAAACCTGTGAGACCATTGAATACATCTGCTTCATCCCATTCAAAGAACTTACCATTGAAATAATAATGACTCCAGTTCCAGTCACCTTTATCAGGTTCTGGATCATCAAATGTAAATGAAGCAGGAATATTATTGATATCACTAGTATCAAAAAATGGAATGTATGATACTGCAACACCAGCAACATTAGGTGCATCAATACCATCTTCAAATTCATCTGTTGTAGGAAGACCTATAGTGGATGGAGAATCGGGAAGGTTGACCCAACCAGGTAATGCACCAGGGAAATCTTGAATGTCTGGATATATGGCATCTGGATTCAGATCATCTGGGTTGCCATCACCTATCGCAGTATCGCCAGCAGTGGCAGTAAGCAACGGATCTAGGGTAGGGTCGCAAACAGGACCGAAAGGACCGTCAGGGCGATAGTCAGGGGGTTCTACAATCGATACAGGAACCGAGGTTGGTCTCTTAGGATCTTGGACGCTAGGATCTGGATATGTTTCCCCGTCGTCATCATCATCAGCAGCACCTACTGGATCTTGCCTAGGTGTTACGACTTCTGGATTTATATTTACTGGGACAAAAGGATCACATACAGGACCCATGTCACCAAGAGGACGATATGGTTCTACTGGTCCAGTGTATGCAGGTCCACTACCTTCTGGTGGTGCCTGAGGATCTACAACTCTAGGGTCTGTCTCTCCAATAGAATCTACTGGTCCATACGGACTAGTAGGATCGCAGACAGGACCCATAAATCCATTAGGACGATAGTCACCAGGATCATTCCATACAGGAACGGTTTCTACTGTCTGACCCTCTAGGTCTACAAGTACCCTTTGAGGAGAAGGAAAAGCATCTACAAGCGGGTCTGCAAGTATGGGTAATGAGAAGTCGGTAAGCTCTTCAAACGGGTCGCAGACTGGTCCGAAGTCACCGTTTGGACGGTACAACGTCATCTAGAGTTGAGTTATCATATGTCTATACTATATGTATTCACATACCAATACGAAGGTCAAATGCCAATGATACTCTAGGCAATTTAGAGTTGTTAGTTCCAACCCTGTGACGGATCATTGGATGAAAAATAACACATTCTCCATTGCGAGGTTTGTGCTCATAGAAAGTGTTGACGTTCATCTTTTCGTTGTCAACAACATCCTCTGCTTGGAATCCACACGTAGGCATGATCTCCATGTCCACATCTTCAAAATATAAATTACCCGAATCCTCTGGTATATCAATAAAGAATGCTCCAGTCAGTTGTGATGTAGAACCATGGACATGTCCGATTGCATATCCATGAGGTTCTGTCCAGTTCATCCACTGACAATAGACTGAGATTCCAATGTTCAAATAGATTCCATATGCCTCATGGCAAGTACGAATAATTTGTTCTTGTACTCTAGCCAGGTGTGGCATCTCTTCACGACCATCACCACATGATTCACATGATGCTGGCACATAATTTACTCCTAGACACCATCCTCCATCGAATGCATTGGAAGGAAGAATCTTATCGTTTTCATTTTTACCATGGTAGACTTGATTCCTACCATACTCTACAATCTCTTTCTGACATTCTTCTACAAAGGTAGGATCAAAACTACTAGCAATTAGTCTGGGGAAGATATATTTCTGATCTAGTTCGTATGCAATCATAAAAAAAGAGGTCCGAAGACCCCTAGTATATCAATCTTTATCTTGTTTGTAAAGGTCTTCTAGTCTTTCTCTACCGAGATCGACATACATAACTTCTTCACCTGGTTCAGGTGCTTCAGGATGTCTGGGTTTGGGTTTAGATGGTTGCGGTGTCATGTTTAGAGACATGATATTAGACCACATCATTGCAAACGCAGCTCCTCCAATCAGAGAGAAGCATACACCATAAACAAACAAAAGGTAGTGATTCATTATGCTTCGTCTCCTTTATCTTCTGATCTATTCATAACACGATGAAGGTGCCACTCATACCTTTCTCGGGCACGATTTTTATTCCTTCCAATACAACCATTGATCCTTTCCTTCCAGACACGCATCATAATCTCTGAGTGAGGCATTTGATTTTCAGACATAGTTAGAAAGTAAAACTTCTGTATGTATTGACTTTATCACAGTGCATTACCGCGTGGCAATACTTCTTCAGGGAATACAAACGATTCATGTGGTTGATCAACTGGTGCCAACCATGCACGAAGTCCTTCATTCAAAAGAATATTCTTAGTGTAGAACGTCTCAAACTCTGGATCTTCTGCTGCTCTGATCTCTTGACTTACGAAATCGTAAGCACGAAGATTGAGAGCAAGGCCAATAATGCCAATAGAGGATGTCCATAGACCCATAACAGGCACAAACAACATGAAGAAATGAAGCCACCGCTTGTTAGAAAATGCAATACCGAAGATCTGCGACCAGAAGCGGTTTGCAGTAACCATAGAGTAAGTTTCCTCCTCTTGTGTTGAATCAAACGCCTTGAAAGTATTTGCCTGCTCACCATCTTCATACAATGTGTTCTCTACTGTAACACCATGGATGGCAGAAAGCAATGCCCCACCCAAGATACCTGCTACACCCATCATGTGGAATGGATTCAATGTCCAGTTGTGGAACCCTTGCAGGAACAACAGGAACCTGAAGATTGCAGATACACCAAAGGAGGGAGCAAAGAACCATGAGGACTGTCCGAGTGGGTAGATAAGAAAGACACTAACAAAGACAGCAATAGGACCAGAGAATGCAATAGCATTATAAGGACGGATGCCAATAAGACGTGCCAATTCAAACTGCCTAAGCATGAATCCAATGAGAGCGAAAGCACCATGCAGTGCTACGAAGTTCCAGAGACCGCCTAGTTGACACCAGCGGACGAAATCACCTTGTGCTTCTGGACCCCATAGCAAGAGCAGTGAGTGTCCCATAGCGTCAGCAGGTGTACTGACAGCAGCAGTGAGGAAGTTAGCGCCTTCTAGGTAACTGGAAGCGAGTCCGTGGGTATACCAGGAAGTAACAAACGCTGTACCAGTGAGCCACCCACCAATGGCAAGATAGGCAGTGGGAAGAAGAAGTATACCAGACCAACCAATGAATACAAAGCGGTCGCGTTTGAGCCAGTCATCGAGTACATCAAACCACCCCCTTGTTGGTGTTGTTAGTGTTGAAGTTGTCATTTTTTGTTTACCGTAGACATAAAACTTTACAATAATAAAGAAAAGAAAAGGGGACCGAAGTCCCCTAATTATGTCCTAATTTATTCCAAATTAGGAGTTAGTATCAACCTACAGAAGGAGCAATCAAGGCCACAGGTGTGGACTCAG